TCATTATAAAGATCAACCATCTGATCACGATTGAATAATCGCATAGGTTTAGGTTTTATCGGTTGTGTTGGTATTTTAATTTGATCGACATTGTAAGGTTCTAATATCTTAGCAACATCACCACCTTTAAATTTAATAAGATCAATAATCCCACCGCCTTGATCTGCTTCGTGATCGTACCATGAAGCAGACTCAAGATTTAAAACTAATGATCCTTTGCGACCCCACCGCCATTCATCGCCTTTTTTAGATGTTGGTTCTCCTAAAAGTTCAATGGCTATGGGTTGAGCAATCTCTACCCAGTCCACAACTAAAAGGGAATTTCATCATCTATGATTCCACCTTCTGCAGCAGAAGGCTCTACAGATGCACTAGAAGATGATTCTGTGAGAGTGGGGTCAGATGAGTTACCATCCTCTAGTGCAAAACTAGGCAGAACAAAACCATCGGCTCTGTCCTTAAATCCGACAAATTCAAACTCTGGGATTCTGGTGCTGCCCATGCCGATCTTCAAAGGTTCTGAACCTGTGTATTTTACTATCGGCAGTTTGTCTAAGTTTTCTGTAAGTTGTGATTGTTCATAAAACATAGAACACATTTTTCTGAAACCATCGTATTCACCGAATGATTGGCGTTGCCATAAAACAGCACGACCTAAATCAAAGTTCTGGGTATCGTTAATAAATTTTGGGTACAGCCAAACTGCAAATGCTTTTTTAAAATCTTCGTCAGGTTTTGGAATAGGTTTGTGCAAATCATCTTGAAACACATAAGTGTAACCAGATGCAGCATCGTACTTACCCCAACCCATCTTAATCGTTGCAGTATCGACTTGAAAATAATTAGCATCTATTTGTTCATCGCCAACTTTCCAGCCACCATTCTGATAATCGTGTTTAATGTAATTGCTGACTTCAGAATCAACAATGTCAAAAGGGTTACTCATATTTATCTCCTATAAGTTTTTCAAAAGAATTATTTAATTGGTCGAAATAAATCTTCACATACTCCTCTAATTCATAGGGAGTTCTGTTCTGCTTTATCTGAACCACCTGATACATCTGGTGCATATTGATACAAAAAATTTCAAACGAAACATCATCTTCGTGACGATCTTTGCCATTGGTTTTTTGACTCATCTGTTACTCCTAAATATATGTGAAACAAATACTGCACTTTTTTTATTTAATAATCAATACAACAAATACTTGCAACAATATAAAATATCATTAATATAGATAGGGTAATAACATTTTTTAGGAGAAAACAATGACACTTGATGAAATGAAACGAAGGCTCAATGCTGATTACTACGATATGCCTACTACAGAAATAATTAGAATGATTGACCAGATCAATAAACTTGAAGAAGAAGAAAGGAGAAAACAATGAAAGACTTTTTTTCAGAATACTTAGACTACCTTTGTGAATTACATGGTAAAGATTTAAGAGCCATGCGACTTACACAAGTGAAAGCTATATTACCTGTGCATCAATGGCATATTCTGCACGATGCACTTAAATACAACAAAAAACCAGAGGTGCTACATTGAAAATAGAAAAGAACATACCTTTGAAAAAGAAAGGTGGTTGGGGTATCAAAACCAATCTAATCAACTCTATGGATATAGATGATTCTTTTGTGGTTGATACAGAAGATGAAACGAGAGTCTATCGTCAGTTGTTTTATCGTCACAACAAGAAGTGCAAGATCAGACAATTAGACGATGGCACTTTTAGAATATGGAGAAGTTTATGACTCAGTTCAAAGATAAAGTGCAAAAACAAGAAATACTTTTATTGGCTGAAGAATGGTCAAAGAGTATTAACTGGATGGGTAATTTTGATCTGGATAAACAACACTTAGATTTTAACTATCCGCAAAAAAGACAATTAGGGCATTGCCATGTGACTGCTTACAACTCAGGTGTTTACAAAACCGAGAATATAAAGACTGGTGAAGTAAATTACTTTGGTGAAAACTTATCAGGCGATGCACTCATAGATAAATATATGTTTGGACAATAGGAGAAAACAATGAAACTTAAAGAACCACAAGAAGCGTTAGGCAAACTAACCCCAGACCATGAAATGTCTTGCAGCTTAGTATCTTCTTTATGGCATGAAAACCCATATCAGAACCTAAATGAAGTGCTAGAAAACTGTCACAAGGCATTGAAGGGGCAAAACATCCGCTCTGAAGCAAATCTATTGATGGAAGTAGGAAACATCATGGAGAAGCCTTTAATCGCCTTAGCGGCTAAAAGAATCGGTCTGTTTGATTATCATGACGAAATTCATAAGCCTGTACGCCATAGGCACATAGCTTTGAATGGCTCAATAGATGCCATAGGCGTTGCAGATGGCATAGATATAGTTACCGATCCAGATAAGTCTTTTTATGTGCCAGAAGGCGATTCTGTACGCTTAGAAGGCAAAGGCATACTAGAGATCAAGGCTACTGGTGCAAGACCAGAAAATCCACCAGCTAATCATCGTGGGGTTTTGCAAAGCAAAGCATTGATGGCGTGTACTGGTTATTCATGGGCAGCAGTTTGTATTGCTTATGGTACTGATTACCGCATCTTTTTTTATCAAAGGGATGAGCAATGGGAGAAAGAAGAACTTGAACCCAAAGTAAAAGACTTTGATTCTAGGATTGCTGATTGTCGCTACTACGATCCTTTCAACACCAATCAAGCTAATCATGCTTTTCCGCTAGACGATGGTTCAATCGTTGATCTGCCTGACGATGCTTTGAATTCAATAGAGAATATCTTGTTGCAAGAAAAGACCGTCAAGGCAGCACAAACAATCATAGACGAACATAAAACCAAGCTTATGAACTCTATGCAGTCTGCTCAGATTGGTAGAATGGGCAAGTATCAAGTGAATTGGAAAACTGTTAATTACAAAGCTAAACCAGAACAGACTAAAATCATTCCAGCTAAAGATGCTTACACACAAAGACGATTTTCAATAAAGGTGCATGATGAGTAATGAAATAAACGATATGCTTTTGGAACGCTGGTTTATAGAGTTCTTAGAACAAGGCTATACCAAAGAAGAAGCTACAAGATTAGCTATGGAGAAGTTTGAGAGTTATTCTTGAACTTCCTTCAACAACTTAGCATTTCTTTTAGCACGATTCGGAACTTGCTCTGCATACTTAGAATCCATTAGTTCTTCTGCTGCACCTACATAATCTTCTTCTGCCAAACATCGCCACATATTACGAAACTTAGATAAACCTTTTACCCCCAGATTAAAAGCCATATCGCATAATACGATACGAACATTATGAGGATAATATTGCCATTCAGGTTTTTCATTAGTAAGTTGTAAAAAAACAGATTCTATATCGTTATCTAAAAGAAAACTAATCTCTGCATCTGATATTCCAACTCTATCTAAGCATCTTCCCACGCCAATTGTAATTAGCGGTGGTATATGTGTGTCTAAGTAAGGCATCTTTTCATAGCCTTCTTCTTTGATTAACTTTTCTTTGAGTTCACTTCTTAATTCGTTGGTTGCTCCAACTTCGTAAATACTCATTAGTTTCCTTTTGTTACTTTTTGTATTTTTTCTACAGACCTTAAACCTGCCATGCCGAGCATCGCCATCAATATTGTAGATAACTGAGTAAAATCAAACTCAGGTAATGCAACTTGAATACCTGCTATACCTACAGCAAATTGAATCATAGGTGCAAGAATGAAATGGTAAAGCATAGCCAGACTGCACACCCAGCCGACAGATGGTCGCCAGCCCGCCACAAACCAACTCTTACTGGCAGCTTCAATCTTATTGACTTCTATCTGAGCAAGGTTAGCAGTTTGTAATTGTGTCTTGAGTTCATGTTCTAGTTGCATCTTTAAGTTTTTATCTGCAACAAATTTATTAAGTACATTGCCAGCTATGCCGACAACTGAGTTGGTTATAGGATCAGCCATTTTTATCTCCGTCTAATAATTCTTTAATCTTTTGTGCTTTTTCTTCCTTAGTATCTTGATGCAATTCTGAATCAACAACTTTAGCTAATTTAAGTGTTGCGATTCTTTCGTTAGGTACATATCGCCATGTCCAGCCATCAGGTGAGTAAACACCAAAAACTGTTTGCGACATACCAATCTTAATGATCATAGCTTGTTGACCATCAAGAATAACTTTATCGCCTTCTTTTAAGGATGAGTTGTATTTAAAGTTGATGCCTTTGACTAAGCTAGTTGCCCAGTCTTTGATTGCTAGTCCTACCAATAATGTAAGTAAGAACCCTATGAGTTCTACATAATAATCTGATAGTTCTATTTCTGGCATTCATTAAAAAAGTTGTGCTGATAATATTGAACCCATGCCTACGACAAGGATTCCTAGACCAGCTTTGAGTTGTAGATTTATAGATTTGACTTCTTGTTTAAGATCGCTAGTTTCATTAAAAATAGTACGCCAGCGTTCAGCGCATTGTGCTTCGTGTTGCGATAAATCAGCAGCAACACTTTGTACTGATGGTCTAGCTGTCGCCTTCTTCTGTTGTTTCTTCATCTTCTTCTTCTTTTACAAAAGTCTTTTGTAAATCGTTTGCATAAGATTCTTTAAGCCTTCTATGTTTGTCAGCTTGCACCAATGCAGACCTTTCTTCTACGTTATGATTCTCTATGTTTTCAAACAAAGCTTTTTGTTCATCAGATAACGATTCAAACTTTATTTCTTCGTCATTTAAAATTAGCTTTCTTTCTTTTAGTTCAGTCATATGTTACTCCTTTTTAACAATTATAAACTATTCAGGCAGTTCTTGAGAATCAATAAATGTTTCATAAGCTGACTTAACATCATCAGTCCAAGTTGCGTTTGCAATCGCTTGAACTCTAGCATCTTCACCAGATATGTCGGTATCACCCCAAGTGTCATCTGTTTTGGTTCTAGGAGCTAGTACATGACGATGAAAACTTCTTGAAAGTTCTTTGTCATCTTCTTTTATTACTGTAGCAGTTCTAACTTGCACTTGACCCATTTCAAGCACTTCAATTTTATCCACTACTGTTTCTTTTGTTATTGCCATAATTATTACCTCGTTAAGCTGTTTGATATGATACTGTCATCAGCATGTTACCACCGCCTAAATCGCCATGAGTAGGTGTAGCAACATTAGCTTGACCAGCAGCTTTTCTAGTTACTATGTAACTGTAATCGTGACTTACCAAACCTACATCTGATTTTGTAGCTGTTGACCAACCATTACACCAAATAGTACTAGTCATTGCATAATAAGTTGCACCGCCAAGACTAGGTGCAAAAGGTAAACTAATATCACCTATTGCAACACCACTACCATTACCATTAGTGTTGATATCTATATGTATACCTACCGTTACATGCCTACCAATTTTGACATACCAACCGAGTTGATAAGTATAAGTTAAATTAGATGAGTTCATAATAGGGGTATAAGTTCCTTCCTCATAATCATCTAAGGCATTTGCGGCTGCTGTGTCAGAGCCAAAACAAATACCGCCATCAGGATGTATCATTAATTTTTGTGCAGGAGTAGCATTAGATTGACCAACTTTAAAAGACACTCTGCCATTTTCTCCATCAGCTTCAGTAATAAATCCAAAAGTTTGACCAGAGCCATTAGTTCCGTCTATTCTTAATTCTCTTTTTGCATCGTTTCCTGATGCTCCTATATGTAAATTAGAAGTAGGAGAGCTTTGTAAAATTCCTACTCGCTCTGATGAGTCAATAGTTATCGCAGTCGCATTGCCATTATCGACAACGCTAGGGGTACTGCTTAACTCGATTGGTGTCTTAGTTGTCATTATTCACCACCTTCTAAAGTTGTTATTCTAGCTTCTGCAGCGTCAAGTTTGGTAGATAATTCTTTCACTGCTTCTACAAGTACAGAAGTCAAATGTGCATAGTTGACCGATTTATAGGGTGCGTTTCCTTCATTGTCATTAGGAAGTCCCCCATCTCCGACCAGTTCTGGATAAACAGTCTCTACTTCCTGTGCAATCATACCTATGTTCGTATCTGTTCCTTTCTGCTCTGTATCTTTCCATGTATGGCTTACACCTCTTAACTGCTTTACCTTGTCCAATGTGCCTGTAAGAGTAGCGACATTTTCTTTGAGTCTTTCGTCTGAGACATTGTATTGACCACTACTGCCACTTATGTATCCAACATAACTACTACCTACCGAAAAATATATGTGATTAGCTGTGGAGTAAAATACACCATAATCCCCTCTGGTATATCCTGCTAACAAATCAGAAATTCCTGCACTGTTGTTTGTACCCTGTACCATCATATCTCCACCATCTACTGTTAATGCTGCGTTAGATATAAAAGAAGTTGTACCCATTGCTACATTACCAGAAGAATCAAAATACATAGCAGTAACACTAGGAGTTCCCCCTAAAGAAGTTCCAACTCTTAGAGATAAATCTCCACCTGCTACTCTTTCTGTTGCAAAATCCCAAGTTCTGCTAGATGAGTTGGTATTTGACTCCATTGTAAAAACAGGAGCACCACCTTTAATGTGAAGTAATGAATCAGGAGATGTTTCTCCAATTCCAACCTTGCCATCAGAAGTAATACGCATCCTTTCACTATCAGCAGTTTGAAACTCTATACTTTGCTCTGTAGCATCAAATATTTGTTTTTCATCGCCATTACCAATTTCTAAAGTTCCAGATGAAATATGATTTATTTCTGTAACAGACAATTTACCATCGGATTTTAAAGATAATCTATCAGTTCCACCAACTTTAAAATCTATTTGGTCGTCAGTATCAGCCGTAATAGTCGTATCACCATCGGCATCGAGAATCATCTCGTTACCGTTTAAATCTATTAATGATGCTTTTGTTGTCATTAGTCTGCTTCCTCTATGGTTAATGTTCCTGCGTCAACTTGTGCCATAATTTGTATGTAATCTGTATTATCTTCAGCTACAGGCACAAAAATTTCTTTCCCATATCTCAATGCTTTTATACAAGCCTGTTTATCCGAGCCATAAGCAACCCATTTGACATTAGTGTATTCAACTTCTCCGATCATAACTCTGACTCAAAAATTATATAAGCAGCACTATTCTGAACTGCCAGTCTAGTCGCTTGTCCTTGATTGTTAAAATCACTAATTGTTCCACTTGAATAAATTAACTTTTGGTTTTTGCCTGCTCCGTAAACTCCTGTCCAAGAATCAAAATTCTGTCCGCCTGCGTTAGCTTCAGAAATAAAATAGTCTGTTCCAGAATTAGCGGATAAAGTAGGACTGCTTCGCATAGTTGTTGGAAAATACACTACAGTTTCTACTTGTGTATCCGTAAAAAAACTTCCTATGCCTATTTGAACTTGACTTGCTGATGCTCCTGCTTCACCAGCAGAGCAGGCTGCAAAACAATATCTATGGCATAAAGTTAATCTTTCAGGATAACTTAGAACCTCAAACTCAGTAGCAACATCACCAACTTCTAATTGCCATGCTGTTATGTAAAGTTCGTTACTTGTGCTTGAATAAAAGTTACTTACACCTACAGCTCTATTGGTATTTGTTGCAGAAGTCCACGTTTCACTCAAAGTACCGCTTGTAAAATCGCTACCTGCTGCTAACCAAATTTGACAATAAAGGCTTACATTAGCATCGTTGCCAAATGCTCCTGTTGTATCAGCAGGGAAAGTTATTTCTACTTTTGACCAAGAAGAAGTTACTGAAAAACTTTTAGAAACTTGTCTAGTATTATCAGCATCGTAAAGTTCGGCTATGTAAGTAGCACTTGCATTACCTTTAATCCAAAAACTAGCTGTAAGCTGTTTTGCTCCGCTAGTGCCTTTTTTAACATGTTGTAAATTTTGACCTTCTATTAGTTGTTGCAAAATTAAATACTCTCCTGCTGCTAAAGAAGTATCTGCGGTAGTGCAGTCTAATTTTAAACTTGTTGTTACATTGCTTTCAGCAGGTGCATCTGCTGTTCCTGCGGTCATAGTAAAACGACCTGAAATACCTGATGCTCCCTCTATTCTCCATCTATCAGCAGTATAATACTCTGTTGCTGCTCCAAGACCTGTTACTTGTTGAGCTCTTTGATAAACACTAAAGTCACCATTAATTAAAATGTTTCGTCTGCCGAAAGCTCCAGAGCTTTCTACCATACTTGTATCTACTTTAGTTAATGCCATTATTCACTCATTTCGCTGGTTGGTGGCAATGCCTTTTCTACTAATTTAAGTTCGTAAGCCTGATCCACTTGTGCATCTTCACCTGTTGCCATAGCAATACCGTTTTGATTGCAATGCACCATTAGTTTTTGCAAAATTTTTTCTTTAGAATGAATTGCTCTGTTTTTTGTAACATCTAAAAGCCATTCAGCTATATCTGGTGTAATAGCTTCTAAACATTTTTTTTCTGTGTCTGTAAGAGTTATTGTTATATCTGTCATAATATTATCCTAATAAATATCCCGAAAAATGAGTCCTTGATCTTGCACCTGAAATAGTGATGCTGGCACTATGGTAAGCATAAAGACGAACTGTGTCAGTTGCTGCTAATTTTATCATTTGTGTGGTGACAAAAGTATTATCACCATCAAAAGTTGAAGAATTAATAGCGTGTAGACCAAGACCAAAATAACCTTGATTGCTTCCATTAGGCTGCGCGTTATTCACGAAAAAAGCCATGTACGCATAATCTATCGCAGTTGCATATCTAACAGTACCATTGAAAATATAAACTCCTGCTACAGGAGCAGTAAAAATGCTGCTGGCAAAATCTCCGTTTTGATCGTATTCTTCTGTGTCAAATGTTATATGTGTCCAACCATTTATAGATTGATCGCTAGAGTTATAAGCATCAAAAGCAGGTTGATAAGGTTTAGTTACAATACCATCGTGATCTATGGTCATGGCATCAGAAGTTGAACCGTTAAAAGTTCTAAAAATTAAATCTGTATGACCTGATGCGTTTATTCTTTTTGCAGCTATTTGTGCTGATTTAGTAGAATCAGTTGAAGTTGTTTTTAATGTTAGTGTAGCTATACCATTAGTGCCTGTTGAGTTTTCTAAAGTAAGTAGTTCAACTTCTCCAGAATCATCAGACTTAACATGAAGCTGACCTTCAGTTGCTTCAATACCGATACCAACTTTTCCGTCTGATCCGACAACCATGCGTTCTGTTCCTGCTGTATCGAATTTTATCTTGTCCTCGTCAGAACTTTCTTCTACTTGTATTTTTGTATCTGAATCTGCATCTACCAATAAAGTAGCACTATTAGTTATAGCTGCTACTGCTGATACAACTTCTATAGATACTCCGTTTGCAGGAGCAGTAGAGAAAGTAAGCGTTGTACCGCTTACTGAATAAGTTGATTTGTCTTGATAAATACCTGAAACATAAACAAGCGTGTTGTTTTCTGTTAAAGGCTGTCTGGAAAGTGTAAAAGCTGTTTGTGATCCTGTTCCAGTAAACGTGTCAACGACTGAATCTGTCGCTGCTGTCACATTGGTGAAAGTTATACATTCTACCGCTACGCCTGTTGCTGGTGCTGTAGCAAAAGTAAGTGTGTTGCTTGATACGCTGTAAGTTGATTTATGCTGCACAACACCGTCAAAAGTTACAAAGGTTTGATTCTCTGATATTGGTGATACAGATAAAGTTAAAGTTGTATCTGAACCGTCACCTGTCATTGTGTCAACAACTGGTGCAGAGCCTACAATACCACCTTCTAATTGAAAGACTTCTATGACTCTTGAATTAACTGGTGCAGTTGCAAATGTTAGCGTTGTACCTGATACAGAGTAAACATTATCAGCTTGATAAACACCATCTATAAAAACAATAAGACCATCTTCTGAAGTCATAGATTGTGTCAATGTAAAAGCTGTCGTACTGCCATCACCAGTAAATGTGTTCTTAGCAAATTGCGTAGAACTACCACCAGAGCCACCAGAAGCAGTTGAATTTATAGTAATCGTATCGCTGCTTGCATCCGTTGTAATTGTGATGTTATTACCAGCAGCAAGCGTAAGTGTATCTGTCGTTGCATCTGCAACTACGTCAGATTGACCTGATACTGAGATTGTTGAGAATAAATTTTGTGAGCCACCACCACCAGAACTAGCAAATGTTATTTCGTCACCACTAGCATTAGTAGTAATCGTCATGTTTGAGCCAGCTACTAAAGTAAGTGTGTCTGCTGCTGCATCTGCGACTACATCGCTTTGACCAGATACAGATATTGTTTTAAATGCTTCACTTACTGAGCCACCGCCTGTAACACTAAAGTCTAACGTACCGTCAGAATCTTCGTAGGTAACAGTTATGTTGCTTTCTGTGTTACTAGAAACCATAGCACCTACGGTATCTTGTATAACTTCTGTCAGGTCTATATTTGCAGTACCGTCAAAAGAAACACCATGAATAGTTCTTGCAGTTTCTAAGGCTGTAGCTGTAGCAGCATTACCTGTAATGTCTGATGATGTTAAAGCAAGCGTTCCTGTTGTGGCTGGTAACGTAACTGTTACATTGCCTGAATATGCTGAGTGTGCTGCTGCTTGTAATCTGCTGTAATGTGCGTTACTGCTTTCACAATAAAAATCTATAAAAGATTGTGTGCCACCGTTTTTAATTTTTATTGCACCTTGTTCTATAACAACACCGTTTGTAGACCCACCGCCAACACCTAAAGAAGTTGTAATTTCTGTGGCTGCTGGTAAGCCAATAGTTATTGTTCCTGAACTTTCTGCTACTTCTACTTCGTTAGAAGTACCTGAGAATGTAATAGTTCCGCCAAGTGCTGTTGCCGTTGTATTGCTTCCATCACTAACTGTAATTGATGAGTTAGCTAATTTAGAGTTAGCAATAGAACCAGCTAACATAGCGTTAGTTACACCTGACGCTTTGACGTTTAAGGTATTGTTTAAGGCTGATACTTCTATCGAACTGTCATCCACACCTACGGATAAATCTATTGTCCCATCGCTGTCTTCATAAGCTACCGTAATACCTGCTTCAGTATTGCTTGAGAACATTGCTCCAACTGTATCTTGGACAACTTCGCTAAGATCAATATTAGCTGTTCCGTCAAAACTAACTCCATGAATTGTTCTTGCTGTTTCAAGAGCAGTTGCAGTTGCAGCATTACCAGAGTAAGAAGAATTAATTCCTAAGTTAGTAAGTGCATTTGTTTTTTGTGTGCTTGTTAAAGATTGATTTGCTACATCTATTCTTAATCTGTTTCCTAAACTTGTTGCAGTAGTTGTAGAAAAATTAGCATCATCTCCTAATGCTGCTGCTAATTCGTTTAAAGTGTCTAGTGTGCTAGGTGCAGAATCTACTAAATTACTTACTTGTGTATTTACATAAGTTTGTGTTGCGTAAGAATTAGTTGTTAGATAAGAAGCGACTCTTGCATCTGTATAGTATAAGTTTGAAGAACCCTCTCCTATGTCGTCTGTATCTAATGTTAAAGAACCACCAAGCGACAAAGACTGCGAGTTTAAAGTTACAGAACTGTTAGCTAGTTTTGAGTTTGCAATTGATCCTGCCAATTGTGCATTTGTTATTGTTCCTGACAAACTACTAGTTGGATAATTTGTAGCGTCAGATAAATCAAAGGCAGGAGTTGCATCTGAAGCACCCAATGCCAAAGATATACCACCATAAGAAACGCTAGAGTTTGCTAATTGTGTATTTGTAACACCGCCTGATTTTATTGTTACTGCACCAGATGAAACATCAAAATCTGCACTTGCAAAAGATGCTAAACCTTTATTTGAACTTGTGGCATCTTCACCTGCTATTGTAATTGTATTATTAGATACTGTTGTATCTATACCTTCACCACCAGTAAAGGTAACTGTTTCAGCTAAATTTACGGTATCGTTAGAACCTGAATCAGCAGCAATAATAATTGTATTAGATACTGAACTGAAAGATAGTGTTCCAGAACCGTTAGTAGTTAAAACTTGACCGCTTGATCCATCTGAAACATTAAGTTGTGTGATGCCAATACTATTAGCTTCAATTAAATCAGATGGGATTTTAGTTAGTGCCATTTGTCTATTATATTATTAATCAGGTTTAGAAGGAAAAATTATATCTCCTATATCATCTTCATCTGTGTACGATAAAGGTAAATCTCTCAGTTGTTGTCTATAAGTTGCCCACTCTTGTTTTTTGCTATCTGTTAATGGTGAGTCAGGCATTTGTGTCCAATCGCTTATCAATAATTTTTGATTACGTTTATCTCTTAAATATTGCATGGTAGTTTTCAAAACTGATAACTTGTCATTTCTAAATGTTGCTGTACTCATTAGACACCTAAACCATAAACTAAAATTGATGCGTCACTAATACCTTTATTGCCTGATCCATAGTCATCTATTGCCATCAACATATAGGCAAAATATTGTGAACTACCATCAGCGTCAAATTTATCAGATAAAGCTATTGAGTTTCCTGCCAAAGAACCTTCATTGAAAACACCAGTTTGCACATCAAAGTTTGCAGAATTTGAACTTAAATAACCTGTAGCAGAACTTGTCTTTCTAACAAGTAAAACTACAGCAGTATCTTCATCGCCACCAAAACTACCTAGTGGCTGTCCTTGTGCAGTCACTATATATTCTTTAGTCCCAGAAAACGCTGGCGTTGTCCATGTCACGCTAGTTATAAGCGTCATATATTTGCTGTTGTAAAAATGCGGTGGATTAGAAGCAAACCAAGTTGATAAAGTATTTTCTGTATCTGTATCGTTAGATAAGTTAGTCACGTTTATACCTGCTGAACCTGTTATGTTACCAGCAGTACCGCTAACAGCTTTACCTGCAACATTCAAAGAATTTGCTGACAATTTATCAGCAGTAAGATCAACAATAAATGCGTTATCAATTATTACGCTACCGCCTGAAACCGTAAAAGGTGCTGTTGTACTTGTAGAATTGTTCGTGATCTGAAATGTATCTGCTCTAAATTTAATTATAGACGTTGGGTTTGTACCAGCTTGAGCATCAGATTCTAAAATCATTTGTGAAACTGCACCGTTAGCATCAGTTTGTAAAACAAAAGAAGCTGCTGCATTACCTTCTAAATCAGATGTAGAACTTTGCAAGCTTGTGACGCTTGAATTTATGTTATTAACACTTGTATTTAAAGTTGTTATTGATGAAGCATTTGCGGTTACGTTTGTGTTTGTAGATGTTAGTGAAGTATTAAGTTGCGTTACTGCTGTTGCGTTAGCAGCTACCCCAGTATTTGAATCATTGACTGTAGACTGCAACGCAGCTACGTTGACTTGTAGCGTGCCTATATCGCTTGTGTGTGTTGGTATTGTATTCAAAGCAGTACTGACTGCTGATTCTAGTTTCGCTTGTGTTATTGACGTATCAACAACTTTTGCTGCATTAATAGAAGAATCTGGAATATCGTATTTAATTTGTACTGGACTTTGAGCATTTGTAAAAGTTACTGTAGCTGGTGCAGATTCAAAACCAAAAGCATTGATTGCTGATACTTCTCCTTTATAGCCATCGTTGATTCTTATATTAGATAAATCAATACTTGTTTCATCTGTAATGGTTGTGTAAATAACACCTTCTACTTTTTCTGGCATTAGAACAAAATGTACTTTTGTTCCAGAAGATATGCTTTCATCAAAGGTAACAGTCATACCTGTTGTGCTTGTAGCTATAGAAAAAGCATCTGCTTTTTGATAACCACCACCAATAAATACTAATAAGTTTTCTACAGGAAATATTGGATCAAGTGTAAAAGCAGTTTGACCAGTAGAAGTTTCTGATACCACTTCTATTTCATCATCCATAAAAACTTCTACAATTGATGAATTAGGTGGTGCTGCATCAAACGTAAGAACTTTACTGCTGGTGTTAAAAGCAAAAGATTCTGGTGCTTGATAAACACCATCTATAAATGGCAGTATGTTAGCTGTCGTTAAGCCTGTTAATTGTGTGTTAAAAGTAAAAGCAGTTGTAGAACCGTTACCTGTCGTAGCAAACAATTCATCAAATGGAAACTTTAATGCAGATAAATCTTCTCCGCTTATACCTGCTTGATTAAATGTAAACGTACCATCTGAAAAAGAATAATTAGAAGATGCTATATAACCTGCTTCTAAGAAAGACATAGTTTGATTAGATATAGAATCTCCTATGATTTTATAAGTAGTATCTACTGTCGTTGCTGAACCATCAGATGTTGCAACTGTTCTTTGAACAAACTGCTCATTTCTTACGGTAACTCTAAACCTTGATGGATATACATTTGCATCTTCCCAGCTTAGAAAAGCTTGAATACCTGTTGTTGGGTCTTTATCAACAAAAGTTAAGTTACTAGGCTGTACTACTGCTGTCCTATCTACAACTTGATTTGCGTAATCAATATCTTCTGAAGGTGGTGTAGCATAACCATATATATCAGCTTGATACTCAATAGCTTCTACTTCAATATTTAAATCAGTTCTAAGAGTCATTCTTGTTATTCTAAATTGATCTGGTGTACCGCCACTACTTGTTAAATCAAATTTACTATGGGTTACCCCAATGACATCTCCTACTGTTGCATTTAATAACTTAGGAGTACCAGTAAATTTAATTTGTCTTTGCCTTCTTGATCTAAATAAAATTGACTTAGCATGGTTGTAAGCAATCTGTTGATTTGTAACCATACTGAACTCTGCCTTTTCTTCTAAGACTTCATTACCATCGTCAGATAAAAATGTATCGCTAGTTTCACCTGTGTATACAACAGAATCTTTTTCATAGTTTCTTTGTGCGTTGTAAAAAGTAATTTCTACTTTGTTATATTTTCTTTCTTTACTTTCTAAACTTAGTTGAAATCCTTCTTCTAAAATATCATCTTCATCAATATTCAAAGCTGCTGAAGATACAGTATGTTCAATATTCAAATAATATTTACTATCTTGATAAGCAAATATGCCACGCATAGAAGCTAGAAATTCTTGCGAGTTTGTCATAATTGATTCTGATGTATCTACAACACCGTTAAATTCAAAACGTTTTTGCGTTTGTGATGCGCTTGCAGTAACAGGAGAAGTAAAAGTAGAAGCTACTGCACCTGATGCCATGTTAAGTTCGTAATGATCTATGATGCCATCTGTACCAGCAAAGTATGATTTACCAGTAATGATCCCTGAAGCAATTGATGCGCTGTTAGAATCATTTGTAATTGCAATGCTATTTCCAACTTTAAAGCTAGAAAAATTATCTATAGAAGCTATAGGTATGATTAGCTTGTCTTGTTTGTTGCCTGTCTGTCCAGAAGATATAGAAAAGCTTGTATCAGATATTGTTGCTATCGTATTGTCACAAACATTTGCTGCTGTTTGAAAACTGCTTAGATCAATCTTACTAAATGCTATACCTTTACCGTATTCTGTATTAGTCAAATAATCTAAAAAATTTATAGCAGGATTTGATGTGCCAGCGTGTGTGCTGGTATCTGTTTGCCTATGTGAACCAGAACCATTTGTTACAGTAGAATCTAATCTAGGATCATAGACTTTACGACCTTCTACTTCTACTGTTAGTTCTGGTAAACCTCTAAATCTACCGTCTTGTTTGTGTTGAAAGTGTGCAGCTATGTAAGCAATACCAGATAGTTTGTGATCACTAGACCATGTAGATTTATTGCTTGTACCGTCAAAAACACTTGTAAGCATTGGATCAGCAGATTGTGTAGGTGATCCATGATGCAAATTAAAAATCATTGAAAAGTTTTTTGCGTTATCTTTTTTACGCTTGTTATTAACTTTTACATTTGTAGTAGTATAAATATCTAAAACATTATTTTTATCTGCTGTAGTTGCTCCAAATAAAGCTGTACCAGAACCATAGTTTTCTGATCTGTCGTTTCTAATTATGAAATTGTCGCCTTTAAATCTTGATGCCTTATCTAATCTATCACCGTCAATAAGAATGGTGTCACCATGTATTTCTTCTACTTCTCCTGCTGATAAAGCATAAACTACAAATAAATCTTTTTGATTTACTGTTTCTGCAAACACAACTGTTCCAGCTATTCTTCTTCTACCGTATAAAACAGGTATAGCTTCTCCTGTTCCAAACTTTGTTACTAAAAGATTATTAGCTTTTCTTCTTAGCTCTTTAGCTTGTTTGTTAGCTTGATAAGCTTGTACACCGCCAATAACAGCAGTTATGATCGTTATAATTAAAAATGGATCAACCATTATGGCTGACCCCATTCAAGATTTTCTCTTGTTCTATGTGCGTAATCTAAACCTCTATCAGAAGCATGAATTGCGTTTTGTGATTCAACTGTAAAAGTTCTTCCTTTGGTAGATTCCCAATCTTTCCAATGCGATACTAATTCTATGGAAGCTAGAACTTGTCCTGCTTTTTCGACCATAGCTGCTGAACCTATAGTGCCTTTGAATATTTCATAAGATGCAGTAATAAGTTCTGTAGCGTCTAAAAATCCTAAAGTGATAGTTACTTCTGTTCCTACATAATCTTCAGCTTTTAAATTTGTACGCATAGCATCTGACATATTTTTTAGAAATACTGTCATATTAGAATATTCAATCTTGCCAGTTTCTTCTCTTGAATCTTCTATGTGAAGCTGTCCATCAGCCACATAAGTCTGAGAGTTGAATGCTAAGTTTTTAGAATGATTTGTTAAATAAACAGCAGAAGAAAAACTAAACTCTGCTAAGTAAGCAAGTCTTATTCCTTCGCTCTGTATTTGAGTTACTACAGAAGAATCTAATGATCTTGACATTAAATGACCTCTCTAACATCAAAACTTAAATTAAAAATACCGCTAGAATCAGTATTGTAAACTACATCATCTTGTTCCAAAGCTACAGTAAAAGTAGGTGTTTTTGCAGTTACAGCAGCGTTATTTGATAATGCTGACTGTAAAGGTGGTTCAATAGTCACCGTAGAAGCGCCAGAACCGTCACTAGAAGCGTCTGCAACAACCATATAAGCTTTGTTATGTCCTGCAAAATTTATGATGTCACCAGCCTTTAAAACGCCTGTAGTAGAGTTTGCAAAACCATCTAAATCTATAGTTGTATCTCCTACTGCGTGTGTCCCTGCGACAAGAACTGTATCGCTTTGCGCTACTGCGCCTTGATTAGATAAAGGTGATGTAAAAGTAAAACTTTCAAAACCGCCTTTCTGTTTTGTTAAAAAAGAATAGTATTCCATGAAGTCAGATCGCTTCATTGAAGGCATAGTAACTGTAAAGCTAAAATATTGGGATGCAAATTGTTTGACTGATCTTTTACCAGACAAAGTGTAATCTACTGTCGTGGGTCTATTAGACTTAAAGTTATAGATACTAGGGTTTTTAGTTGTAGGATAAGTACCACTCATACTAGACCTACTTTACCTCTTTGATTCATTGCTTGTGATACTACAGAAACTAATAAATTTTTCTTTTTCACAAGTAATTTATCAAGACCTTCTGCATCCATAGCAGAAATGTTAAAACTTACATTGACTGGTGCTGCCATCTCATTGCTTGCTGCAAGTTGATTATTAGGAACTATAGTACCTGTTCTATTAGGTACAAATAATTCTGCTCCTTTTTCACCAACAATGACTGCTTTACCACCTGTTGCTGTACCACCTCTTGCCATCATTGGTACTGGTGCTGGTGATGCTGCACTTGTAATTGCGCCAACTATTTTTTGAACTACAAAAATTCTAATCAATTCTTGTATTATTGCTTTTGCCATTGCTTTTATAGAATCTCCTAAAGAAGATATACCTTTCTCAATATTCATAAAAGCATTTGTTAAATTAGTTTCTAAAGCAGTTGCTATTCTTCCTTGAGCAGCATCTAAATTAGATAAATTATTTTGCATTTTAGAAAGAACGCCTCTAAACATTTCTCCTAAATTAACTGTTGAATCTCCTAGTTGATTATTTTTATTGATCATTTCATCAAACTCTTTCATCAATTCAGGGAATTTGAGTATCAGATCATTTATTTCATTGCTCAAAGTTGATAAACCAGTAATTTGCATTGGTTTACCAATGAATTCTTGCAAACTTATTAATTCTTCTTTTAATTCTTGTACTCTAGTTTTTTCTGCGTCTGTCATTTCTTTGCTGACAAGCACATGAGAAAAAGCACCTGCGGAAGTACGCATTGTTTCAAACGTTTGCGATAAATTAGAAATTTCGTTTTCTATTTCTGTAATTCGTTTTCTTGCGTTCTGTACATCAATCGATTCAGATATGAAACCCATTTTGACTAAAGATTGATTTGCTTCAAAAAGGATTCGCATTGTTTCATTTGCAAATTTTTCTATTGAAACTAAAGCTACTGAAACGCCACTTAATATGCTTGTAGCAACTGACGCTGCAAATGCTTCAACACCACCTTTCGTTTTAAAAAGTTCTATTGCAAAGTTTGTAAATTTTTTAGTTAAAAATTCTAAAGCTGGTGCAAGTTTTGCTGTAACTTGATTTGCTAATCCAGTAAGTAAAGCACCTAAACGACCAAGTTCATCTTTAAATTTTTGTACGCCTTTAACTGAGTTTCTAGTGAGAACTGAACCTAAATTTTCAGCATCTTGAAAAAATTGTTGTAAAACATCAGAACCACCCTTTAAGGTGTTCACTAAACTTACACCTTCTGAATCAAAGAACTTAAAAGCTAATCTTACTTTTTCTGATTCTGATGTAGTCTTAGCTATACCATCAGCTACTTCAAATAAAACTTGTTCTGCCGATTTGAGTACGCCATTTGTGGTTCTTGTGCTGATACCAAGTTGTTCTAAAGCACCTCTAGCTTCTCCAACTCCTTTATCTGCTTCTGCAATTCTTCGTGTGAATCTTTGCAGAGCCATATCAGCAGTTTCAATTCTGATACCTGTCTGTTGTGCAGCAAATCTAAATTTTTGTAGAAAGTCTGAAGCTACGCCAAGTTTATCTGCTGTATCACCTAAACGATCTATAAATGCTGTCTGTCTTAAAATAAGAGCAGCAAAAACTAAAGTAACACCTGAAACAGCTAAAGCAAACCTTTTGAACTGCTTTCTAATGAATGCAGTCCTATCACTAATCTTTTTCAAACCATGCTGAATGTTTTTAAAAGCTTTTTGTGTATTGTTTATTGCACCAATAACAATATTAAGTTTTCCTAGCTTACCCATCTCTTTTTTCTAAATCGTTTCTTCGTTTAATGTAGGCATACCACATAGTTATTTCATCTACTGTCATAGATTCAATCTCACTAATAGTCTTACCGAGCCTGTCAGCTAGAGCAAACTGGGCAAATGTTTCAGACTCGGCTGTTACTTTCCCTCTGCTTGATCTGGTGTCATAGCACCAAGTATCTTTGAAGCTACGTCAGCAACAACGCCTACATCTGCACGATTCATTAAAGCTTGTTTATCAGCTAATGAAAATATTTTTTCACCGTCTGCATCTAGGGCTTTTGTAATGATTGCATAAACCATTACTTCAAGATCGCTGTCATTTGCCATCTTGTAAAGCTTTTTTGACTCTTGCAACGTCAATGGTTTTGAATAAATGACTAAAGGTTCTTCTTCTGTTCCCCATTCTTTGACTTCAAAAGAAGTAATTTCTTGTGCGTCAAAGTGAGCAACAACATTGTCTATCGCACCCATCTATTAGTAAGTTCCTATTGTTAATGCACCAGTTCCTTGAAAGCCAATTGTCATTTCGACTAAGCCATCGTGTGCAGCAGTTATAGTTTTTTCAGTCACTATTCCGCTTCCAGACAATTTGTATGCTCCACTACTTGAACCTTCAGGTGCTAGATTTAAAGTAAATGATGAACCAATAGTCAATGAAACTTGTCCACTACTATCAGTATCGTCAAAAAATAAATCTACTGAGCCTGAAAATTCATTTAAAGTTGACTCAAAAGTTTTTGCTGAATCGCCCATAGCTGTAGATTCTGTAGTTTCGCCAGTTTCAGTTATTGAGTAACTTCTAACTTCTGCTAAAGCATTAGAACCAGTTTGAACAACACCAGCTTTTCCAGTAAATACTGCCATTATTTATCCTCTGTTTTAGTTTTTTTATTAATAGACTCTCCTTCAAGAGTCCACCCATTTGCTTTAAGATTCTCAACAGCACTATCAAAAACTGTAATTTTTGATTTGCCATCAGGAGAAACCATTACATTCTTATCCATATTGCTTACCTCATAAAGCTGAATCAGGAGCAGCTTCAGTAGTTAAGTAAATTATACTAAATGTCATTTCCATAACAACTACAGGCTGATCTCCTTCACCATTATAATTGATTTCAGTAGATTCTAAAAAAGTATCTCTAGCTAAACTGTTATGAGTAACATCTGCTGCCATAGCAGCTTCTACTTCTTTTGCAATAGTATCAATAGTGTCGTCAAAATTACTTATGGCTTTTACATAAGCTTCAACAACTAATGATAATGTTCTTTGTAAAGTTCTGGTTGAACCCATTTCCAATAGTTCACCAGCTTCAGATTTTGTATAGATAATTATAGCTGGCAGTTTGCTTTCTTCTAGGTTAAAAACTCTTGATTGAAAAACGTTTGATCCAGTAGTTGATAGACCAGTTAGAGTAGTAGCAACTCTTTCTCTTATTTGTTGTCTGATATGATTTGCCATTATTGTTTTTCAAGAGTTAAAGCTGTAATACCAGTACCGTCAGGTTCTACGCCAACAACTTCATAAGTTGTAGCTGCTTTTATTTGTGTATCACTTTTAGTTGTCAATGCTGCAAAAGCTAAAGTATCTCCATGTGCAGCATTAGGCACATCTGTTGTTCTACAGAAGGCGATGGGAGAAGAACCTTCTACATCAACCGATAGACCCCCCATCGCGACAAATTCATCTTCAAGAATTACTTTAATAGTTGTTGCAGACTGTCCTGTTCTTGTATAAGTAGCACTTACACCATGACCAAAATCAGCGTCAAAATAACCAGCAAAGTCTGCATCAAATTCTAAAGCCATTACTTACTTTTTCTTTTTTGTACTTTTGGTTTTTCTAAGTCGTCTAAGCCAACGCTTCTATCTTCTTTTTTTGGTGCAGAAGCTTTTGCTTCTTCTGCTTTACCATAACTCATTAATACTTTACCTTCATCTTCAGGCAAATCTATTACGTCACCAGCATATACTTTATTACCACCAGCAACAGTATCTTTTAAAATTGTGTATTTCATTATCTTTTCCTTTTTTAAGAAGGGTGACTTTACGCCACCCTTCATTGTATCAATAACCAAAATAGTTATTAACTTGCAGCTACAAAAGATACAGCGTGTCTAACCGCTACATCCATGCTTTGTAAAGCTACAACCCTTACTGTTCCAGAAGTTGAAGCAGTAAATGGATCAACAACTATATCTAGTCCACCAAAGAAACCAACAAGTAAGTCATCAAAGTTACCAAAGACGTAGTTGTTTGCAGTTAATTGTGCAGATACAACTACAGGATAACCGTTAACTTCATTGTTAGCAGCAACAAATTGTGCTGTGTTACTAGCTTTCTCAGTAGTTTTTAGTGTGCCATAGTTACTAGGGTGCATTATGTAAGATAATTTACCTAATAAAGCATTATCAACAGCAGCAGCAGTTTCCATAGAAACCATTTCTGCAAAAGTTGGTGCAGCAGCACTAGAAAGTGAAACTGTATTAATACCACTTGTGTTAGTAATACCAGTTGGGTTTCCACTAGAGCCAGAGCCTTCAAGAGCAGCATTATCAATAGCAATAGCCATAGATTGTGCTAAATCATCTCTGATCAAGTTTTCAACATCTAATGAAGATTGAATCATTAGCTGTCTAGTTACATCTGTAAATGCACCAAGAGTTTTTGGTGACATAGTTACAGAGCCGATAACCATTTCTGATTCACCAGCAGCACCACCTTCAGATGATATGAAAGCAGCACTTGAAGCAGAAGTTTTCTTAGGGATTTTTACATCGCCAGATAAACCGTTCAAAGTTCTAGCCAATGGCATTACAGATGAAGCATTTCTCAATGCGTCAATAAAGTCACCTGCTCTAAAATCTTGACCAATAAGACCTGCATCATCAGAAGCATTTAAGTCCCTAGTTGACCAATTAGATAGAACTTCAGGTGGTAACATAATACCTTGAGCAGTTCTGCCATAGTGTTTAGCTGCTTCTTCTGAACATTCAAATTCAAATTCAGCTTCTTTTTGCGCCCTTTTATCAGTAGGGTTAGCTAAAGCATTGATAGCTTTCATTACTGAAAATTTACGCACTTCATTTTTAGAAAGACCAATCTCAGCAGTTTCTAAAGGTTTGTCGTTAGAAATATTGTCTAACAAAACACCTCTAAATTCTTCAACTGATATTCCTTCTTGAATAGCCTTGTCAGCTAGATCACGTCTGTCGTGCTTGACAGCTAGATCAATAATTTCTTTTGAATTTCTTTGAAATTGTTCTCTAGCTTCAGCAGCAGATTTTTCTCTAACTTCTTCAAGGTTTATTTCATTTTTAACTTCGTCAGTCATTGTTTTTACCTCTATATTAGAAAGTTTGTTTTTGGAACGACCTACGCCAACTGCTTTTGATTGATCCGCAGGTACAGAAACAACAGACACTTCTAAAGGTGTGTGTTGAACTCTATACATAGGTTTATCAGAATCAGTTGATTTAACTCTTTCCATGTTGTTTATCTTATATCCGACACTTATATTCTGACGAATACCATCTCGAACATCATTAAATATTTCTTCTCCAAGTTTGCTTCGACTAAAGCGAACTATTGCTACTGCGCGTTTTTCAGAAGAATTTAATTTATATTGTTCAACCACTCCAATCTGTTTAGTCATGTCGTGATCTAGCAATAAAGGTGATCTTCCACTAGCAATAAAGTCAGTTTCAATATCACCCTCAGAATGAGATAAAACTTCCATTCCAAATTCCCTTTCAACAGGTTCTTCAGAACTTACGCCTATTCTCACCCTTCTATTTTCTTCATCAATGTAAGATGCTTTAGAAAGATCAACAGTACGATAGACAATATCCTCTGCATTTGATCTGTCCTTATCTTTTTCTTCATCTTCATCGTGATATGGTCTGGATTCCATCTCATCTTTTTCAGATTCATTTTCTTCCATTTCCATTTCTTCTTCCATACCATGATGTTTTGCAAATTCGATGGTATAACTATCATCGGATTCTTCAACATTTATGATATGTCTTTCGTCTTTGTTTTTCATCGCTTTTTCCTCTTTGTCTTTTGATGATAAAGGATGTGATTCAGGCAGTAAATCAGTATCGTGTTTACCGCCTTGAAATCTTCCATTTCGCAATGCGAAAAGGAAACTATTTACTCGTGCCATAGCCCAAGTTTGCGGACTAGACACATTAGGTCTGACTGATGCTGGATTGGTATTGTATGCACCAATACCCCTGTCATAGACCTTTTTAAGTGTTCCTAAAGTTGTTCTTTTAGAAGCTGCATTATTAACTTCTTCGTTATGTTCTTTTACTTTATTTTCTAATGCTTTTTCTGTTTTTGCTGAAATTTGTCTATCTTGTTGAGCCTGACTCGCTGAACCTGATTCTTTTTGTTCAACATATTTTATAGCTTCTAAAACAACATCTTTCATTTTTTGTTCACCTAGAGTTCCAATCACTCCCCATTTCATTTGTGCAATGACACCAGCTATGTTTGATGGTCTACCAGCTTTGTCACCTGATTTAAATTGTGCGCCATCCTCAAAATGTCTAGCTGCCCATGCTTCCCTTTCTTTAATCCAACTAATGACACCATCTGTTTCTTCACCGTTTCTAGCTTTTGTCCATAAATTAAATGATTCATTACCTCTGATGTTGCCACCAGCTTTGTAAATATCAGGATCGTTTTCTTTGACACCAGCAATAAAGTCATAATCAAACTGAGGATAGTTAGAGTTTCGCAAACTAACTTTTTTATCGTCATCTTTAGTTGGAAAGTTAGTCGCCATCATTACCACCTTGTATATCTGCTTCAACTGGTATCTTCATACCAAAAGGTTGAAACGCAGTTTTGATACCGTATTGTTCAGCAAGCTTTTGTTCTCTTTCATGCTGTTCAAAAAGTTCTTCAACATCTCTACCATAATTAGCTTGCACATCTTGAAATGTAACTAATCCAGATTGCATACCGCTTATAGAAGCCATCATTTCTTTTTGTGGATCAACCCAAGAGAAGCTTCTAGGTATAAAGTTAGCTGCTAAAGCAAACTTATCGTATCTGCTTATTGGTAAAGGTTGATTTGTAGATGGCGATGTAGATATTGCGCCAGAAGATATAGCCATCTCTAACCATTTTTCAAATACTGGTCTTACAAAATGATCTATTGTAAATCTTTGATATAACCTATACATCTCACGATCTTCTAAAGCACCAGCACGCAATGATGAATAGTTTACTGAACTAAGATCATTAGTAAGTGCGTGATAAGAAATGTTTAAGCCTGAAGCAATGCTTCTCAATACTTGCGTTGTAAATGGTTCAAAAGCAGATGTTGGATGCGATGGATCAAACTCTTTGAAGTCCATGCCACTAGGTAATTGTTCAAAAGTACCTGCTTCAGCATTCATAATTGGAACGTATTCATCATCTTCACCATCACCAACATATTGATCACCGTCACCAGATACAAAGAATCCCATTTTGCTTGCAGCAGTTCTTGCTGCAACTATCTCTGCTTCTAAATAGCCATTTAACAATTTTATGTTTGCCATTGCAGAAGCAGTAAAGGGTACTCCTCTGTTTTGTTCTGGTCTTTGTGGGATGTATGCGTGTATAAGTTCATCAGCATTTACTCTTATGTGTTGAGTAGTACTTTGATGTGTATTATCAAATGGATGGTTTTTAAAAAGATAATACGCTATTGGTTTTTGACTTTGATTAAGTTCAACACCCATTTTAATTTTATTACCTGATCCTTTAGCATCTTCGTTTTTCTTTTCATCTAAATGGTCAGCTTCTAAAAACTCAATCTTGTAACCAAATTCTGAATCTCTTGATTTGACGTGACGTACTAATACTTCACCATCTCTTGCTAAAGATTCAATAAATAACTTTTGACAATCAATGAAAGATAATCTTCCGTTAGTTGTACAACTACCTAGCTTGCACCAATTTCTCCATTGCTGTTCTATGATTCTATTTGCAACTAAATCTAAAGAACCATCATCGTTTCTTGCTTTCATCGAAAGTCTTATGCCATTTGAACCAACAATATTGCTTTGCATCAGATGCAAATATCTTTGGACATAAGAATCATTTCTTGCTAAATCTCTTGATCTATCTCTTAATAATCTTAGTTGATCTTTAATTTCTCTATCAGCAGATGTAGAAGTTTGCATGAAGTCAGAGAACAACCTGCCAGTATTTGCACCTTGATATTTTCTTATCTTTGGTATTTTTTTCTTCCTTGTTCTACCTGTTAATCTGTCGTACCAAGCCATTAGAATTTAACTCCGATTGTATTACCTGATCTTTGTTTGTTTTTGATTCTTGCTTCTTTTATCTCTTTCAAATATTCAGCCTTGTATCTATTTTTTAAAGTCAGTAATTCATCTATAGACATTCTTGACAACGATCTGCCAGCAATAGAAAAAGATGATTGATCTACAGTTGCCCTATTTTCTATGACTGCTTCAATGGCATCTAAAACTTTCTTAGCATGACTTCGTAAGTCTGCATTTGTGTTTGCAAAGTTTTTGACAATAGTTGTTCTGCCTTCATCTACTGATACTCTTTGTGAATCAGATGATCTAGTGATAAAGGCATACCAGATAAAATCACCATCTGCTAAAGATGCAGTTGTGCTTGAAGCTATTTCAACTAAATATGAATCATCTGCTTCTGTAGCAGCTATTGTAAATTTATGTGAACCGCCACCACCAGAATCTTCGTGAAATTCATAACTGAGTTCATAAGAAGCTAATGGATAATCTGAAACAAGATCATCTCTACGCCAAACCCAACGATCACCAATGACTAATTCATCTGGCTCTTGTTTAGGGTAATTTACACGATCAAATTGATTTGCCATAAAAAATAGATTTTTAATGACTATTATAAATGTAAAAGCTATAAATCTATAGGATAAATATTATCTCCAAGAATTTACCCAATTTTGGTTGCGTCTTTGTTTGTTAGTTCTTCCTTTTCTTTGAGTTTGTTTTGTATCTATAGCTTTGTTTTTTAGACTTTCTAAATCAGGATTCAAAATATAAAAACCAGCGATGTTATAAACCCAAGTATCTAAGACTTCGTTTCTTTCTCTGATCTGTTTCCATTCCATGCGCTTTTGTCCTTTGTAATATTTGATTATTCTTCTTTCAGATGTTAATTGTTTGAAGTATTCCTCATCGACATCAGCAGGAAAATGGATGTAACCTGATCTAACTTCATCAATATTAAGCCATGAAAATAAAGTGTCTTTTGCTGAATCTGTACCTACTGGGAAAAGTTGCACTCTTTGTTTACCTGATTGCGTTGGTCTATTGGCAATTGGTTTACCATGTTGACTCTGCCCTTTAATTGCAAAGATTCTTCTTCCCTGTCTTTGTTTGCAAAAAGCGTAAACATTTTGAGTTGCATAACCTGAGTCAATACAAGTGATAGATATTTTTATGGTTCTGCCATCTTCTGTTTTGAATGAGGATTTTAAATATTCATCTAGTTCATTCCAGACTTGCAATTGGTTCGGATCACCAAACATGATTTGATAATCCACGACATACATCTGATTTTCAGCCGACCAACCGACAACTTGTGACTCGATCCGATCTGACTGCACATCAATACCGCAAGTAAGTAATACAACTGGTTCAGGTATAGATTGTGCATCGTAGTTTTCTCTACGATTTAACAACGAATCACTTTCAATTTCTTCACCATCAGATTGCCACACCTGACCAAGTGAAGTGTTAACAAAAACTCTAAGTTGGTCTGGATGTTCTTTTGCATTTAAAAAAGATTCAACGACTTCTGACCATGATCGCCAAACTGAATACAGTTCGTTAAGATGAAAACCAGCAGTTTTATAAGTTTCTTCTTCTGCTATCCATTCACCATTTCTAATCATCCATATCTTATCTTTTTCTTCTATGACAGAACCGCAATGAATACAAACCATGTGTGCATCTTTTGCATCATCCCATTTAACATTCTGCCATTCTAAAACTTGTTTTTGTTTACAATGCGGACAAGGCACATGGAAATATCTTTTATCTGATTCTTCCCAAGCATCTTGTATTCTTGATGCACCATCTATCGTTGGCGTTGATGTCATTATGATCTTACGATTGGCAAATGTTGCAGTTCTTTTAATTGTTAATGAAACAGCGTCACCCTCGCTTGTTGTTTCGTAACGATCAACCTCATCAAGCAAAACAATCCTACATGGTCTGGATGCTAATGAAGCTGGCGAGTTTGATCCAGTCATTACAACGAAACCACCAGCAAAAGATTTAGATAATATTGTGTTACCTGAATCTCTAGCTTTGGAGTCTTTGATTTTATGTTTCAAAGATTCAGAAGCAGCAATCATTTTTGAGAATCTTTGGGTACTCCATGATCTTGCCATTTCTAAAGTTGGCATGACGACAAGCATAGGTGCTGGATCGTGGGCAATGTGATAACCAATAATATTATTTATCATCTCAGTCTTGCCAACCTGTGATGAACTCATAATGACGATGCGTTCTATTCTACGATCATTGACCGCATCCATCATACCTCTTTGGTATTCTGCTCTGCTAGTTTTCCATTGACCAGCTTCAGCAGATGATTCGCTAGTCAGAACTCTATATTTGTCTGACCATTCACTTACTTTAAGCTTCTCTGGTGCTTTGAATGTCGCTATTGATTTGTTCCAGATCGAGTTCAACTGCTTCTGGTATGGGTTCTTTTGCAAGTTCATTTAAAGCTTCGTGTATTTCATCATTAATTAAATCTTCTACTTCTCCGTATTCTGTCAGTCCTATAACTTGATGTGTGACTTTTGCAGCTATATTTAACAATTTTGACCTGCAATTAGCAATCATATCTTGCCAAAGGTCAATAACGTCATCAGTATCTATAAGTTTTCCTGATAATTCTGCTACTTCTAATTCTTTATGATCTGCTTGATTCTTTACAAGTCTAAGTTTTTCTTCTCCAATGTCTCCTGATCCTGATTTTAGGTGCAATCTAGCTTTTGAGCGTAAATAATTTATGTAAGCAATGCGACAATGATCTTTACTCATGCCTTCTTTGCCTTTTGCTTGTGGCAAAACACCGTTTTTTACTAATGTGCTTACATAAGGTGCAGATAAGTCTAAATATTCAGCTATTTCTTTTTGTGTAGCCATTTATCTGCCTTGTCCTCTGTATTTTTTGTATTGTTTGCGCTTATGTTTGTTTCTAGGGTATGTATTTCTGCTTGAACCAATTGATGTGCGCTTGTTTTTACGTTTTTCTGGATCAACAGCAATTATTGTTTTCTTTTTTGCCATATAGTTATATTACACTCAATTCTTATAACCTGTATCTAAAAAAATACTGCGCTTGCGAATCACC